GCGCAAAAGTGATAGGGAATATGCACGCATCACAGCAGAATCAGAACGGGAATATGCACGCATCCTTGAAAGACACCGCGCGGAAACCGAAAAAATGGAAGCCGAACGCGCCAAAATCAGCAGGGAAACTTTTTGGTATCCCGTAATTGCCATTGCTGGTGCAATGGGAGCCGGTGCTGCACTGATGGGCGGTGCTGTGCTGATCCTAAAGTACCTTACAACACCGTAGCCCCACCATATCTCCCAACATAACCCCTCATAGCAGGGGTTTTTTCTTGCCTGTTGCACAGCATGGGCAGGATGGCGTTAAATCGCGCTGTATTGCGTTTTTGAGGCATGGATTACCTCCCCTACATTGCGCGCATTTAAAGCGCTGTAATGGCCTTATACGCGCATTCTAGGACTATTGCTGCGCAGCCGATGCCCTGTGACATGTAAGCAAACCGCGCGCCCCGATGCGCCTGCAATGCCTCAAAAAACACCATTGACACAAATGTTATAGACGCGACAAAACTGTAATACGCATTTGTCCCTTAGCAAATTTCATGCCAAAAGATGCGAATTACAGGAATACTTGGAATTTAGGGTTATTAAGAATAATTACTGTTATTATCTAATGTGACTATTGATAATGATTCCTATTCGTGTCTAGTAGGGTATTGGTTGACTACGGTTTTAACACGTGCCAATGGGTCACGTGAAGCGCTATTGTAGCACAACATCCGCGCCTGTTCTGGCAATTCGTATGTTTCATTTTTATAGGGGTGGGGTGCGTCGCCCGTTTAATTTTTATAAGGGGGGTAGGGGGTGCCGCCCATTCAAATTTTACCCCCCCTGGTGGGTGCCGCCCGTTTCATTTTTAGGCGAATGTCTGCGCCTGCGCGGCTGTCCGATGCCAAACGGCGACCGGTGTTTTCGTGTGGGGCTTGACAGGGGCGCCCGGACAGCATGGGAGCAGGTGGTGGATTTGTTATGCCTTGATGGGTAGGTAATTAACCATAGACTGCCATCAGTACCAGTGGTGACGCATTTCGCGCTGCCCGCAACCTCAATGGGGTCATAGTGTGGGACACGGTTTAACGCCTGCTGAATTGGAGTGCATACACGCGGAAATTACCAAGTTGATGGCGGAAACCGTGCGCATTTCAGACGAGCGCCGTAAAATGGATGCGGAAATCTTTAGAATTTCGGATGAGCATCACAAAATGGATGCAGAAATAGCAAAGCTGATGAAGGAGACCGCGTGGCATCCCATTATTGCAGTGGCAGCGGCAATGGGTGCTGCCAGCGCAGCGACTGCAATCATTATCAAGTTTTTCACCTCATCTGCTATCAGCAGCTTCAAGGGCCGTTTTTCATTTTCGCATGGTTGAATATATCGCGCCAAGCCGCCAAGATTTGCAGTTATTGAAACACACGGCAGGATACACAGGAGAGCAAATGGCCGCGCTTGCCAGTATTTCCAGCAGGCAGCAATGGCGCAAATACACCAGCGGCGCGCAGCCCCGCAAGGTGAATATCCACATGTTGTTCTTTATGGCTGCGCGACTGTCGCTGCCGCCTGAAGTGTTGCGTGCCATTGGGGAGAGAATGCAGGCAATGGGGGCGGAGATTGAACCTGCTGCTTTGGAATGGCCTGCTGATGGCGCTTCGGTTGTTGGTGTGGAGCGGAAAGCGTTCACTGCGCCGGTTGAATCGGATGTGTGATGGGGTGCTGTGAGGTGTTGCCGCTCTGCCAGATTTTGCCCCCTTTTTTGCCGGGAGATTTCGCCCCCCATTTTTCCTGAAGTAAACGGTTTGGTATTTTTCCGAAATTTGCCCCTGTATTCTTGTTGATATTTTGCTGCCATAATTGGCAGATGCCGATGAATCACGATTTTTCCGACAAGGGCAAACCGGTTATTGCCGGATTGGGCAAGGGTGGCGCGCGCATTGGGGCGGGTAGAAAGAAAAAATATGTGACCGCCGAAGACAAGGATGCAGCGGCGTTGGATGATGATATTGCGCAGCGTTGGCTGGAAATGTCCACGCGCGACAGCAAGGCGTTAAAGGAAAAGGCAGAGGCGTTTAAAACCTATACATTGGCGCGCGGCCATGATTTTGAATACCGCGTGAAGACGGGTGAGTATTTACCGCGCACAGCATTTCGGGAGGCGACGGCCACGGCGCTTGCCATGCTGGCACAGCGCTTGCGCGGTTTGCCGGATGAGTTGGAGCGCCGTTGCCCATTGTCGCCCGAGATTTTGCAGCGCATCGAACAGGTGGTCGATGAGGTGCTGGCAAGTGCCGCCGATGATTTGGCGCAGTATGCACAGGTGCAGCCATGATGGATGATGCTGTGCGTTTGGCGTTGCGTGATGCGTGCAGCGGTTTTGAAGCCTTGCGCCCGCCGGACCGGGTGCGGGTGAGTGAAGGCGTGGCGCGTACTTTGGTGATTGCCCAGCCTGGCGCGCCCACCAGTGGCTGGAATGCCGACGATACACCCTATATGGTGGAGCCTATGGACAGTCTGGCTAGTCGTGCGCATGAGGCGGTGGTATTTGTGGGCCCGGCACGTACCGGTAAAACAATGGGATTATTGTTGGGCTGGCTGGCACATAATGTGGTGCATGACCCGGGCGATATGCTGTTTGTGCAGATGTCCAAGGACAAGGCGCGCGAGTTTTCCAAAACCGATGTGGATAGGGCCATTCGCCATTCGCCTGCCGTGCGTGGCATGCTGAGCAAGAGGGCAATTGACAGCAATACCTTCGATACCATGTTCCGGCATGGAATGTGGGTGCGCATTGCATGGCCGACGGTAAGCCACGTTTCCGGCTCCACCTACCGTTATGTAGCGATTACCGATATTGACCGGATAGAGAATGCGGAAAATGTGGATGGCGAAGGGCCATTATTCGATTTAGCCAAAAAGCGCACAACCACGTTTTTATCGCGCGGCATGACCTTGGTGGAATCCAGCCCTGGTTATCCTTTGATAGACCCATCGTGGAAGCCCGCCACGGCACATGAGGCCCCGCCCGCCGGTGGCATTTTGTCGCTCTATAACCGTTCGGACAGACGGCGCTTTTATTGGCGCTGTCCAGATTGCGGGGGGCATTTTGAGGCTGCACCAGGCTTGAAACTTTTCCGGCTGCCCGATGTGCAAAGCCTGCTGGCCGAAGTGCGCACTATGGATATTGAGGCCGAAGCACGCAATATGGCGCGCGTCTGGTGTCCGCATTGTGGCCTGGGTTTGGAGCACCATCAAAAAGGAGAATTGAACCGCGCGGGTGTCTGGTTGCCCGACGGCTGTCGTTTCGATGACAACGGCAAATTGACAGGACAAGGGATTCATTCCACTGTGCGCGGCTATTGGCTGGGCGGTGTGGCTGCGGCTTACCAGTCATGGGAATCGATTATCGCGCAATATCTGTATGGCCTGCGTGAGTACGCACTAACTGGCAGTGAACAGAAACTGAAGCAGACGACGAATACCGACCAGGGCATGCCATATATGGAGCGGCGCCTGGTGGAGATGCGCGGGCAAGACCATAGCCCAAGGCAGCGCGCTGAAGTCGGTTTGCAGCGCTACATTGCGCCCATGCAGGCGCGTTGCGTGTTGGTATCGGTGGACGTGCAGGGCGGCCAGAATGCGCACTTTGATGTACAGGTGCATGCTGTCGGGCCGCTGGGTGAACAGTGGGTGATTGACCGGCGCAAAATCACGCAATCGCGGCGCGCCGGTTTGGGTGAGGGCCAGTTTGCGCCGATTGACCCGGCCGCCTACCCGGAAGATTGGGATATTCTGACGGATGAAGTAGTACGGGCCACATGGCGCACGCCGCATGAGGGCCTAGAAATTTATCCGCTGGGGGTGATAGTGGACACCGGCGGGGAAGCAGGCAGCGCGCGCGCGGCGCAAGGTGCAGGCAAACGGCAGGCGGTGCGGTTTGAGGATGAAAAAGGCGGGGTGACACACAATGCCTATGATTGGTGGCGGCGCGTACGCTTGCAGGGCTTGGGCAAGCGGGTGTTTCTCTACAAGGGCGGGGGCACAAAAAGCGCGCCGGATATTCGGGAAACCCAAGTGGGCAAGATTTCGGGCAAAGGCATCAACGATATTCCCTTGCTGCTGTGCAATCCCAACAAACTGTCTGACCAGGTGGCAGCGGGTTTGCGCCGTGCTACGGAAGGGGCGGGCTATATCCATTTTCCGGCTCCCAAGCATCCGCACAATAACCCGAATGGCTGGATAGGCGCGTGGTTTTTTGATGAACTGGAAGCCGAAGTGCGGGATGCCGACGGCACATGGCGCAAAATCCGCAAGCGCAATGAAACCTTCGACCATTGCCGCATGCAGCGCGCCTTGATGCACAGGTTAGGGATTTTCAAGGTGAAGGATTGGGAAGATGTGCCCGCCCACTTGGCCCCGTTGGAGCGCAACAGTTTGACCGTGACGCGCGAAGACAGGCGCGCGGTACAGGGCAATACCACGGTGCCTGCGCCTGCTGC